CAAACGGCCGGCAGCGGTTCGGTGACGATGACGGTGATCCAAACCGGGCCGGCTCGATGAGCGGCGGCGGTCTTTCTCTCCCCGGCGAAGGACTATCGCTTGTTCCCGGATCCAGCGGCACCGGCGCATGGAATGCTGGCACGGTCGATGCACTGAACACGCTGCAATTGGTCATAAATTCCGGAACGCTTTCATTCACGAACAATCCGACGGTTGCGGCGGAAACAATCGGTTCGATCACTGTGGGCGCTGCCTCTGGCGGTCCGATCGTCACCTCTGGATCGGGAGCGCCTGTCGCGACGTTGCCGTCTGGTTCGCTTTATCTCCGCACCAACGGGACAACCGATACTCAGGCTTATCTTTCTGCCGGCGCAGGTGTTTGGACGGGTATCGCTACCCAGACCGAAGACATCCAGATTTTCACCGGTTCCGGAACCTGGACAAAACCGGCTTTTGCCACGGCCAATTCCACGACGCTTGTCTATGCGATTGGAGGCGGAGGCGGAGGCGGCGGAGGTGCACAGGAAACCATTGGAACGACAGGCTCAGGCGGAGCGGCGGGCGGCGGTGGCGCGGCGTTGCAGGACGTTTTCAAGACTTCTGCGCTCGCCGGAACTGTGACGGTGACAATTGCTGCGGGCGGAACGTCCGGGGCGGGCGGCACGGCCGGCGCCGGAGGCAATGGCGGCCAGGGAGGAAATACGACGTTCGGCGCGTTGCTTACAGCGTTCAGCGGCGGCGGTGGCGGCGGCGGCACTACATCCGGTAACAGTGGCGGAGGCGCCAGCGGAGGATTGTTCGTAGCAGGCGCAAGCGGATCGGGCGCGTCAGCCGGTTCTCAAAGTATTCCGTTGGCATCGACGGGCGGCGGTAGTGGTGCAAACGGTGTTCAAAATCCTTTTTGTCATAATGCGTCCGGCTCGGGCGCAACTGCGGCGCAAGGTTTCGCCGGGTTCGGCGCGGATTGCGTAGGCGGTTCCGCTGGCGGTGGCGCCCTGCTTGTCGGGAGTGCTGGCAATGGGTCCAATAGTGGCGCAGCCATTGGTGTCAATGCAGCAACGGGAGGCGCTTCGGCTGCGACCGGAACAGCCGCTGCCGGCGGCAACGCTGTAGGAGATGGAACATTGCTTGCGCACACTTCCGGCGCCGCAGGTGGCGGCGGAAATTCTGGCGGGACGGGTGGCGCTGGCGGCACGGCAGGCGCCAATGCGTTTGGCGCTGGCGGCGGCGGCGGTGGCGCGGGCACTGTTGCAGGAGGCGCGGGCGGCGTCGGATGCCCAGGCTACTGCGTCGTGATCACGAGGGGTGTGTGATGGCGGTTTATGTCCTCGTTGCCACTGTTCCTTGGCACGCACCTGACGGCACAACGCAGGCTCCAGGGACGGTTGCACAGCGAATTGTCTGGGATGGCGTGACGCCCTATGAGCCGCCCACGGGTTTTTCGATCCAACCTTGGACCAACCAGGTGCAATACGCACCGGTGTTTGCCCCTGATCCGCCATCTGCACAGAGCGTCCTTGCCGGCCTCTCGCTGGCGGAGGTCACCCAACTCAAAACGCAGGCTGACGCGGTGGTGGCAAATCCTGCTCAGCAACAAGCAAGCAACGCGTCGTCATTGACTTAGGAGCCAGGGCCATGGCTGACGACCGTCACTTTATTGGCGGAGATAACTATATTTTAGACGATATCTCAGGTTTTAAGATAAGAGCCTCCCGCGCGCGCATCATTCCAGGTGGCCAGACCGGGAACCTCGCGGTGGCGCCGGAGCGGTGGGAACCGCAGCAACCGCAGGACTTTGTCACCGGCGTTTATGACGATCAGACCGTGGATTTGGCGCGGCCGCGCCAGACCAACCAATTCGTCATCACCGGCACATTCGTCACCGCGCCATCCGCCGCCGGCTCGAACACGATGACGGTGGATGGCACCGTAGGTTTCCAGGCGACAAGCCTCGTGCAGATCATGCTCGATAGCGGCGACAACTTTCAGACACAGGTGCTGTCGGTCGCCGGAAACGTCATGACGCTGACCAACCCGTTGCCGGCATCGGTTGGTAGCCTCTACGGCGATCCCATCGAGAACTCGGTGTTGCTGCTACAATACTCCGCCTCGGCTGGGTTCTTCGTGCTCGATAGCGCTGACGGCATTCTCAACCTAAACGTGCTCGCATGACCTTCGTCCCTGGCCAGACGCTGACCGCCGCCGAGTTGAATGCCCTTGCCGGCACCCTCGGACCGACGGGACCGACTGGGCCCACCGGAGCAACAGGTCCGACGGGCGCCACTGGTGCGACAGGGGCCACCGGCACTGCTGGCGGAGCGGGCTCTGTGGGCCCCACAGGTCCTACCGGTCCCACAGGCGCCACAGGGGCAACCGGAGCGACCGGAGCGACCGGTTCGAACGCCTCGATTACGGCCGTGGGAAACTTCCTCGAGGTTGATAGCGGCACGCTGGTGTCCGCGAAGCAGAGCACGATCAATATCAGCTCGGTGCCGACCACGGTTCCGCTGGCGCCGGCCGGAGCGGTGCATAACTACATCATCAACGGCCTGGCCGCAGGCGGCACGGTAACGCTGACCGGATCGTTCACCGTCGGCCAGACGATTATAGTGAACGTAAGCAACGGCGCTACGGCAACGAATTTCATCCTGGGATCGGGCTTCCAGTTTTCGACGTCGCTGCCATCCTACACATCGACGGCAGTGGCCAACCAGCGCGACATTATCGCAGCCGTCTGCAATGTCGGAACTGTCGCCGATATCGCTGCGATCAACCAGGGCTTTTCGCCTTAATGCCGACCACCATAACCGTCCTTTTGACATCGGGCACCACGTGGACGGTGCCTTCGGACTGGTCCACCACGGGCAGCACAATTGAGTGCATCGGCGCTGGTGGCGCTCCGTCCACCTGGGATACGTCGCATTTTGCCTCTCTGGGCGGCGGTGGCGGCGCTTACTCCAAGTCTCTGGCCCAGGCTTTGGTGCCCGGTGCGACGGTCAACATTCATATCGGCGCAGGCGGTGTCCCGGCACTGACCAGCAGCACGAACGGACCCGCAGGCGGCGACACCTGGATCGCCAACAACAACACGGCAACCCTGATCTCTTCTTCTGGCGTGATCTGCGGCGCCAAAGGCGGCAGCGGAGCAAGCACGGGCGGTTTCGGCACTGGTAGTGGCGGCGCTGGCGGCGTTGCGGCCTCAGGCATCGCCCTGGGCACCGGGAATATCAAGAACAGCGGCGGGGCTGGCGGCGGCAACAGCGGCACATCCAGCGGCGGCGGCGGCGCTGGCGGATCGGGTGGAAATGGAGGTCTGGCCGGCGCCGGGGGCTCCGGCACCCAAGGAGGGGCCGCGGGTGGAGCGGGAGCGGATGCTGGCCCAGGCGGTTCTGCGGGAGGCGGCAACGCTCCCGGCACCAGCCCAGGCGCGAATGGCGGGTTCAATACCGCGGGGGGCAGTGGTAGCGCGGGGGTTGGCGCCCCGTCTAACGGCGTCGCCGGGGGCAACGGCACAAAAGGCGGCGGCGGCGGCGGTGGCTTCGGCGGCACGTCGTCAACCGGGGGCGATGGCGGCGATGGGCAATTGTGGGGAGCCAACTTCGGTTCTGGTGGCGGTGGCGGCGTGGGCACGGGTTCGTCACCTTCCGTTTCTCTTGGCGGTAGCGGTGGCCGGTGGGGCGGCGGCGGTGGTGGCGGTGGTCAGGCTGGACCGCCAACCAGTTCCCAGAAGCCAGGTAGCGGAGCGCAGGGCGCCATCTTGATCAAGTACATAAGTTCCGGACCGCCGACATCTTCGATGTTCTTCGGAGTCTGAGCAATGTCACAGACGACCAGTGGAACGTTTTCTGGCTCACCTTCGATCATCACCCTGCTCAACGGGTCGCTGCGCATTGCCCAGGTGATCGGCGCCGAGGAAACCGCGACCGGCGCGCAACTGGCAAACGCGATGGATGCCATGCGCGCCATGTGCAAGGCATGGCAGGCCTCGGGTATTCACCTCTGGTGCGAGGAAGAGGCGATCCTGTTCCTGCAGACTGGCCAGACCCAATACAAGATCGGCGCCGGCTCGCCTGACCATGTGACGCTTTACGACAGCTTCGTGCAGACCTCGCTGGCATCGGTCGCGATCACCGGTGCGACCAGTCTGCCCGTCGTCTCCGCGGTGGGCATTCTCGCCGGCGATCAGATCGGCGTGCAACTCGACTCGGGCAGCAACTATTGGACGACGGTGTCAGGAACCCCGTCCGGGAACTCGGTGCCGTTGACTGCGGCGCTGCCGTCGCCGGCCTCCGCCGGGGCGCTGGTGTTCGATTACACCATCCCGCTCTATCGTCCGCTACGCGCGATGAGCGGTCGCCGTTACAACTATGCATCTAAAATCGACATCAATATGCAGATGTGGTCCCGGCTGGATTATGCGAACCAGCCGAATAAGTACTCGACCGGCACGCCGACTGCGTTTTTCTTTGATCCGCAGACCGGCCAGGGGCAATGGTCGACGCCGACCGGACTTTGGAACTCATGGCCGACGCCGCAGGACAATACCAACGCTGCAAGGTTCACGGCGCAACGACCGATTCAGGAAATCGGTACGCTGGCCAACATTCCGGACTTCCCGGATGAATGGGATGCCGCGCTGAAGTGGAATCTGGCGCTCGAGATCGCACCCGAGAGTGGTTGTCCGACGGAACAGCTGAACATCATCGTTAAACAGGCCGAGCGCTGGTACACTCTAGCCAAAGATTGGGACAGAGAAAGCGAATCCATCCGCTTTGGGGTAGCAACGTCCCGAGGTAGCAGCAGAGGATGAAGCTAAGGGCACTTTTTTTGAATGCCGAATTGCTTGGAGCGAGTGATTGGCCCGGGCGCTCTCGACCATGTGCGGCCAGTACAGATAGCACTGACCTGGGTTTTTCGAGCGCGGTAGAATCCAGCGAGTTCAGAAAGCGACTCTCCCGATGCCCGACGCTCTCTCATTTCCTCGATTATAGCGTTGGTAAACCGAGCGCGTACATGCGCTTCCCCAAACGGAGACTGTACGCCAAGTACCCTTCTGGCGTGCAACTGATTTTCAGACTTCGTCATGTACTCGAGGTTTTCAAACCGGTTGTCGGTTTTGGTCCCATTTTTGTGGTTACAGTCACAACCAGGGGCCCGAGGCCCTACGAACGCCGCCAGAACCAGAACATGAACGCTCCGGTTGATGTAGCCACCATGGACCGCCAGAGTGATGCCTGGGTAACCACGTCGAATGCTTGGGCGCAGGACGTGCCCAAGGTACCTCGCGCGCCCGGAAACATCCCTACCAACCACGCGGACCTCCCCTTGATCCGAAACTTCATATCGCCCATTCGCTCCGACGACAGGCAACCAAACAGGTTCTTTTCCCATGGCTTCTATTGTGCCACATAGGTCGTAGCAATGCCACAGGTACAGTGGGCAACGCAGGCATATCAGGCGCGCAGCCCGCAGCTGCTCTCGCAGCAGGCCATTAACTGCTTCACCGAGCCTACCCCTAAGGAGGGGAAGACAACAACGGCGCTATACGGGATCCCCGGCCTGACGTTGTTCTCGCGCATGGGTAACGGGCCAATCCTCGGCCTGCACGTTATGAACGTGAACCTCTATATCCTGTCCGGTCCTGAGTTGTGGACGATCCCCTATTCAACGATCCTCGCAACCGCGCCGGGTTCGCCGATCGCAGCGGAATTTATCGGCACCACATCGCTCGGCGGTCTGGCTTCCATGGCGGACAACACGCGCCAACTCGTGATGGTTGATGGAAGCGCGCGATGGATTTATCAACTCGGCGGTCTCAACCAGGTCACCACGACAACCGAGACGGCTGGCGCTACTTCGATCCCCGCGAACATCACCGGTACGATCACCAGCGGCGACACCCTCCTGCTGGAGATGGACGATGGGTCGCTTTTCACGACGACCGCGGCGGGGACTGTGGATTCTTTCGATACCGCGATCCCGCTTAACAACGCTCTGCCCAGCCAACTCAGCGCCGGCGGGATCATCATCGATCCGGCCAATCAACTTGGACCGATCAATCCGACCTCGGCCTTTCAGGCGGCTTCGACAGTGCGTTATTTCGACGGTTACTTCGTCTTCAATGCCACCGGCACGCGCCAGTTCTTCTTGTCGGGCATCAACGACGGAACCCAGTATTCCGGCCTGGACTTCGCGACCGCGTCGGCCGGCAGCGACATGCTTGTGTCGGTCGAAATCTGGCATGAACAGCTGATACTGCTATGTGAGCGTCACAGCGAAGTCTGGTGGGACGCCGGCAACGTCGCTTTCCCATTCCAACGTTACGATGCTGCGCTGATCGCCCGCGGCATTCCGTCCAACGCGCCTTATGCCGTGTGCTCCGAGGACAACACGTACTTCTGGATGGGCGACGACGGCATATTCTATCGCCTCGACAACTATGCGCCGAAGCGTATCAGTACTTTCGCCATGGAAACCGCCTGGGCAAAGTATCCGTTGCGATTCACCGATGCCTCTTGCTTCGTCCTTGACCAGGAGGGGCATAAATTCATTATCGTCAACTTCCCGTCGGGCAACGCGACATGGGTCTATGACATTTCATCAGACCTGTGGCATCAGCGTATCAGCTACGGAACGGCCTGGGTGTGACGGCATTAAATGGCGGATTATCAGGTCTATTTCAGACTCGACAACGGCTCATGGTTCGGTTCGGCGCCGGGAGCTGATCCGGTCGCCAACACGGGCGGCATGGACCTGTCCGCGATGGCGGGCACGACCATGTATCCGGCCGTCCAGGGCACAGGCGACGCCGGCATTACCGTGAATTTCGGCGCGTCGGCGTTCTCTTTCCCGGTGCCGTCAGGATACGTGGCTGGCTGGCCGCACAGCGGCGGCGGCTTCACGACGCTCGATCCAAGCAAACTATTCGGAAGCGCTGCTCTGGGTAGCGGCAATTTGGTTGCCGGCTTTGCCAGCGTGCCAGGCCTGGCGCAGGCGGTCGACGGCTACGCCACCGGCAAATACTATTTCGAGTTGGTCAATCCGACCGGAGACCTCTTCTCAGCCGATTGGGGCGGGGGTATTGGCCAGAACTTCGCGGTTGGCGGAAACCTCAACGAATGGTTTAGTAACGGCCGATTTAGTTCAAGCAACAATCTGGGAGGCGGCCTGATCGGCGGCCAGAACCTTGCACACGAGCTGTCGTCGCTGGCCGCGCTTGGCTCGAATGTCTTGACCGATGTCTTTAATTTCGCAGCAAACGCCAATCACGTCGTTGGTGTCGCGGTGTTCCTTACGAGCGCTCCGCCGCCGCCTCCGGCGCCCACGCCAGGCATCGTGGTGCCACCGAACCTCGGCCGCTGGCGAGGGCAGTGCGGCATCAACTGGAATGGCCTCGCATTGGTCGGCGACGCGTTCTCGAACGTCGTCGGTCTGTCCGACTTCCAGAATTTCAACGAGTATGGCAACCGGATTGAAATGCTCGCGACCGCACCGCCAATCCATGAGGATCGCAAGCGGATCTTCGTCTCTCGATTCGAGGTCGAGGTCGAGGCAGGTCTTGGCATACCGGGTTCCCCGCAGACCGCGCCACTACTCGTGCTGGATTACTCGAAAGATGGCGGGATCACCTTCAAGCCGTTGCAGCAGTTTCGCTCCATGGGGGCAGCCGGCGAGTACGTAAAACGGCTGCGCTGGATCAACATCGGCGAGTCGCGGACCTGGGTATTCCGGATCCGCTATTCCGATGCGGCGCGGCCAACGATCATCGGCACCTATTACGATTCTTGGAAAGGCCTGGGATAATGTCAGGCACAGGGCAGCGGGATACGCAGGCGCCGACCCGGCTCACGCCCATCGTCGTCGATCAGCCGATTACCGATCCGAAAACAGGCGGCCCGACGCCATATTTCGCGCAGTCATACCAGCGCATCCTGTCTTACCTCGGCCAGCCGGGTTCGGCGACGACAACCGGGACGACGGGCAGCAGCGGCCTCACGGTGACCGAGCAGCTGAATAACCTGAGCACGCAGATCGAAATCCTTCAGGCCTCGGCGGCCGGCAACACACCGCAAAGCGGTACCATTGGGCGGCTCGCGACGATCGAGAACGTCATTCGTAATTTCCTGCGCTACCAGCGATCGCCGAGGACGGCCACCAGGCTGGTCGTCGTCCCGGCTGCCCCGCAACCGGCGCCGAGCCTGACTCCCGCCATGATACTTTCCTGGTGGAACCAATGATCCTCGACACCACAAGCAAGGTGCTCAGGATCGTCCTGGGCGAGAACCACACCACCGATCAATGCCAGTGCGTGAGTTCCTGGGCCGAAGGGGCGGTGCCCAACGTCTTCGACCCTCACAACACCAACATCCTGACCAACGACACAACTCCCGTCATCGTTGTCGGTGCACCTTCGAAAGCCGGCCATTACCGCGATGCCCGCGAGGTGCGCGTCAACAACAACGATACGGTGACGCACACCATTACCTTGCAGCTTTACGACGGCGCGACCGCGTGGCCGATCGCTCCATCGAACGTGTCTGTCCCGGCCGGCGGAGCGTTCGTCTACACGCCTGAGGCCGGCATCACGGTCGCTCAAAGCGGCGGCACGACCGCAGGCATCACCGTGGTCGACGGCAATGGCACGACGATCAACGGTGTCACCAGCCTGACCTTGGCCGGTCCGACGGTGACCGGTTCGTCGCCGAATGCCACCGCGACCCTTGTGCCTCGAGGCTACATCGACGGGCTGCAGCTTACCGTCGCAAGCACGACCAGTTTCACCGCCTCGGCCGGACAAGCGACATCGTCGGATGGCACGACGGTGATGAACCTGGCCTCGGCGATCACCAAGCTGACCGGAGGCACATGGGTCGCCGGCAACAATCAGAACGGACTCGATACCGGCACGATCGCCAATTCGACCACGTATCACGCCTATTTGATTTTCAATCCCAGCACGCTGGTCACCG